GTACCTGTCTCATGTGAGCCCCCCTGATAATGTTGCCAGTGTGGCGCGTTACCACTGCGTGTGTCCATTGCGGATAAAGATGCATTAGGGCAACATAGACGTGGCATGGCAGCGCGCGGCGCGTCGCGGTTTGGCGCGGCACGCCTTGGCGGGGCAGTAACGGGTGGTGGCCGGGGAATCCTCGGTCACCACTGCGTATGCCCGTTTGGTCTTCCTGCTCGGCGAGCGCCGATCAGTGCAGCAGCATTATTCACAGAAGGCCGCTCGTTAAACGCCTCGGACGCCTCCCTGACCCGCGCGGCAGGTGGCGGCGGTGGAGCGGTCCCGCGCGGCGCATGCCCGACGCTCGGCTGCGTCGCCTGGGGCTTAATGCGGGCTTGGTAGCGGTCATACAGGGAGGCTTTGAAAAGTGTTTCTAAATATTTTGCGCTGGTCAGGCCGTGCAGTTCCTGATCGGTGTAGCCCTGCGTGCGCGCCCAACTGATGATGTCCTGCTGGATCTCCCGCCTTTGCTGCGGGTCTGACCAGAACGGGTATTTCTGGGCAAGCTCGTGATTCGCCTGATCGACGGCCTGGGCCACCGCCGCCTCGCGCGCCTGGGCTTGATGCGTCTGAATCGCCAGCACGCGCTGGTGCTCGATCTGGGCGTCCTGCCAGGTCGCCAACTGGTCCCAGTACGCCGCCGGGTCGGTCTGCCGCAGTTGCGGGTCGGGGCGTGGCGCCTCGGCCAGCCGGCGTTGCAGCGCCTCAATCTCGGGCTGGATCAGCGGCAGGGCGGCGGCAAGCGCCTGCTGCTGCGCCTGTAGCTGGCGTGCCTGGGCGGATAGCTGCTGCGTCTTCTGCGTGTAATCCTGCGACTGGCGGATCGCTGCGGCGAGCTCGGCCTGCGTGTAGCGCCGACCCTCAAGCTCAATCTCTGCCGGGGTTTGGGCAGGCGTACTGTCAGGTGTTTCATGTGGGACGTCAGGTTTGTCAGAGTCGGGCTGGAGTCCCAAGGCGCGCTCTAGCGCCGACATACCCCCAGGTTGGGCGGATGGTTGCGGCGCTGGTGCCGCCTCGCCCGAATTATGCCCGATGCCTGGCAATGCGCCTTGCTCCCCAGTCGGCGAGGCCTGGGCACGGCGAGCATTACGCAGCATCCTCGCCGCGTCGCTGACACTAAGCTCTGGACGGGTGTCCGGCGCTGGTGCGTAGTCGCTGCTGCTGGTGTCGGTAGGTGGTGCGGCTGGCGGGGCCGGACCGGTTGTTTCAGACATATGGTCCCCCTTACAGGCGATTATCCTCCGGCAACCACCACGGTTCCGGCCTTGGTTTGTGATGTGCGCGGTGGCATGGGTCACAGAGCCACACGACGCGATACGGGTTGCTGTAGTCGGGATGATGCCTCTGCGCCGGCTCGGCGCCGCAGGTCTGGCAGGGTTCAGGGGCCAGCTTGCCCCGTTTCACCAGCATCATGCTGTATGATCGGCATGCGTCCTTCCTGCGATCCTCCTCGCTGAGAGGATGAGTTTGACGCCACGCGCGCATGTAGGCTGCGTGGCACTCACGGCACCATCGCTGCCCTGGCTTGCGCTCCCGCTCGCCGCATTTATTGCAGATGCTCATTCGTGTACCTGCGCCTGTTCCTGGTCCTCGGCGTCCTGCACCGGGCGGCGTGCCGCCTCCTGAAGCCGCGCCTTGAGCTCGGCAATGGTGAGCACCTTCACCCGTGCGGCGTCCCGAACCTCCAGTTTGTCGTCAAAAAGCGCGGTATTTGATGCTGCATGCTGCATTTGGTCGAGGAAATCGACGAAAACCGCGTCATTCAGCACCCTTTGGGCCATGGAAGCCTCCTGACGGGCCTCCATGATGCTTTTGGGCTCGGCGTTGAGGTCCAAAGTCCAGTTCATGGTGTTTTCCGCTTCACAGTCGGGTCCATCTCGCGGGTTCTGATGTCTTTTCGGGTCAAAATTGCCGTTGAAAGCACGCTGGAGATGGTTCCGAGTGGTCTTCCGGTCAGTTTTGCCAGTTCCGGATAGGTTTTGCCCTGGATTCGGAGCGCGATGATCAGATCCCGCTCTGTCTCGCTCATCGGGCGCTTGGTGCGGTCACCCATGTCAGGTCCCCGGAGGCCTGACCGAAGGCCCGCCCATGCCGGCGATGTTGCCGGCCACCGCCCGATCGGCGATCTGGCCGTATGTCGTCGGTAAGTTACCGGTAGCGAGCGCCTGGCGAACCATATGAGCGGTGTCGGGCGGGGTGGAGCCTACCGGCGGTGCCATCGGCGCCTGCGGACGCTGGGCCCCCAGGCCTCCGCCCTGTCCCGGCGCCATCCCCATCATCGGCGAGGCTGGTCCCGGCTTGGGCTGCTGCGGCCCCTGCACACCGGTTGCCGGCTGCTGCGGTGACGTAGGCGGCGGCAGGTCGCCGATGAGGCCAAGGTTGGGCTGGTCTGGCTGCATCGCCGCGCGTAGCTCGTCGAGGCTCGGAACAGGCGTGCCGAACTGCGCGCCGATCTTCCAGAGCTCAACCCATGCGTCCAGCGCCGCCTTGTCGCGCTCGCGATCGTCGTCCGACAGCGCCTTACTGCGATCGGTCTGCGCCTTGGCACGATCCGTCTCCAGATCCGCGGCGGTCTTCTGCTGCTGCACCATGGCCAGCACCTGTTCCGGGGTTGGCCCCTGGTTAGGCGGCGGCGGCTGCCAGTCGTCCGGCAGCTCTTTGAAGTAGTTGGACACGTCGGCGATGTTCGCGGTCTCCAGCATGCGCGCGAGCGTGTTGCGGTATTCCGGCACACCCACGAGCGGGTTCTGCAACCCGTAGTTGGTGATGATTTGTTCTTGTTTCTGGGCGATCTGGGCGAGCATGGCGAGGCGCTCCATCGGCATGCCCTTGCCGCCGACCTCGACCGCGGCTTCCCACATCGTGCCCAGCGCTCTGGGATCGATCGATATCCACTCGCCCCGGATGCGGATCACGTTGGGCCGGTCCTGCTGCTTGGCGAGCATGCGCAGCAGACCGCTGTATAGCGGCGCCAGCCCGGTCTCGGCCAAGGTCCGCGCCATCATGTCGAGCCTGTCTTGGGCAGCACTGGTCTGCTGCGAGACAGCAATGGGTGCGGTGCTCTGGAGCTCGTCGACGGTGAGGCCCTGGGAGGCGCGGGTGATGCCCGTCCGGCTCTCCCTGACGCCCTCCAGCAACTGCATGATCGGCAGCGCCGCCTGCCCGGCAAACGGCTTGACGAGCTCCTGCACGGCGCCTTGTTGCGCGACCCGGATGATCGAGCCGATGGCGGTCTGGCGCACGTCGCTCATGTTCACTTGGCCAAGCGTGATGACCGTGCGCGGATACATCGCCTGACCGAGGCTATCGAGCGTCGCGCGCATCACCCGGCTTTGCAGGCGCTGCAGGTCCATCACCATGTCGGACACGGACGACCCGATGATCCGCCCCGGCTCGCGGTAAGGCGTGAAGCACGACAAGGGGATCTCGTCGGTGCGCTCCCACTGCACCAGCCGGCAGTCGTCGCCGAGGCTGTGGGTGTGCAGCAACTCGGCCTTGTGGTCGTTATCGGCGTCGCAGCGTATCCACCCCTCGATGTAGCGGATCATGCCCATGCTGCGGTCGTTGGGTGGCCCGCCGTGCATGTGGTGCCCTGACGCACTGTCCCTGGCGATCGCCTCGCGCCGCCACTGCGTCGTAGGCGCTGAACCACCGGCCCGCAGCACCGCATGCTCATCCAAACCCATCTCGATCAGGTCGGAGGCGGACACGTCTCTGACATGGAACACGCCGCGCGCTTCCTTGACGGTGGACGCGTCGGAGACCACCCAAACGCACTCGGACGGCACCGACTCAACCACCGGCCACGCCTGCTGCACGCTGCGTGTGATCGTAGCGGACCAGTATTCCGGTGGCCCGCCCTGCCCCAGATACATCTGGCCCTCTGGCGTCTTGGCCATCGCTTCCTGCTCGGCCCTGGTCATTGGCCGGCGCACAATGCGTTGCGCCTCGATCCCCGGCTCGGCGAGCAGCATCTGCAGTTGCGGCAGGATGAGGCCCTCGGCCACCTCGGTGCGGATCTGCTGCTTCTTACCCCACGACCAACGCACCCAGCCGGCCTTGCGGGTCAGCGCGTCCAGCAGCGCATCATGCAGGATCGACCAGCCTGGATTGGCAACGAACAGCGCCCAGCGTGCGTAGTCGGTCGCCTGGCGGGACAGCATGGTTGCCAGCTTGTCGTCGCCGGATATCTCGTTGCTGACCGGCTCGAAATGCACCGGGTCCTCAACGCCCGTGAACACGCGCAGGAGGCTTGGGAGGGTGGATCTGATCGTGTCTCTGACAACCGTCATCACCAACTGGCTGCGGCCCTTCAGTGCCGGCTCGTCGCCGAAGCCCTTGCCGTTGTAATACTCCGACGCCGTAACCCGCTGGTTACTGAGCTCTTCGTCATAGTTTCGCGCGATACCAAAGTAGTATCTGTTGATCTCGCTGATCTCATCGTCCTCCTTGCCGAGGCGCTGGTAGACGATCTCCTGCACCCACGGGGTCGAGGATGGCTGCACACTCGGGCGCAGGCCCAGCGCATAAGGCCGGATCTCAGGCGGCAGGTCGTCGGTCGGGTCGTCGGGGATGTCCTCGTCTTTGCGCCTGGGCAGCAGCGTGGCGATCACCTGGTGGTCGGTGGGCCGCTGGCCCATCGGTCGCACCAGCCCCTCGATCGGCGGCAGCGGCGGTGCGCCGTAGCTCTGCGTGTTGGGTGCCAGCAGGCCCTGCTGTGGCGGGTTCATGCCTTGCTGGCCCACCTGCGGCGCCATCGGGTTGATGCCCTGGCGCAGACCGGGTGGTATCACGGGTGGTATCATGCCGCTCATCCGATGCGTCCCATCAGCAACAATATCAGCAACACGATGACGATCACTCCCACGATGCCGATGCCGTAGCTGCCGTATCCACTGCCGCCGTAGTAGCCGCCGCGGTAGCCGTAGAATCCGCCGCCGAACAGCACGAGCAGCAGCACGACGATCAGGATGATTGCCAGCGGGCTCATGTCATTCTCCGCTCCCTTGGGCGCTACTCATCGGCAAATGGTCGCCGGGTCATCCGGTCACCGCCACCAGGTTCACCAAATCCCCACTTTTCGTACCACTCTCGCAGCGCGGCACTATCCAGACCGACTGCGGCATCAGCATCCGACGCCGGCGAGGCGTGCAATGTAACACCGTGCTTATCCGCCTCTTTGGTCACCATCTCCATGAGGCTATTGCCGATGCCCTGTCCGCGCTTGGCAGGGTCAACTTGAATATGGCTGATCTCTAATTCGTCCGGCCCGTGCTCAAAGAACTTCACATGGCTAATTTTATCCAGCCCCGATTTCGCATGAGCATCGTCGAAAGCATCCCAGAATTTCCAACTAGGCGGCGTCCTCGGTGCCGTGGTGCCCATCAACAGGCCCTCGCCATACTGCTGCGCCGCAGATAGCAGCCCCTTGCCGGTCGGTAGGCCCGTCTCGTCGTTCCACAAGCCCATGTCGCTCGAACGCTGCCGCTCACGCTTTATGTAGTCGGTGACGTTGTTGTAGAGCCCAGCCAGCGCATCGCGCTGCTCCACCGGGCGGTCGGAGTCGGGCGGGCTGATGTCCAGCACCGTCGCACCGGGGATGCCCAGCAGGCTGCGCTGCTGCTCCTCGTCGCCGATGCCGAGGATGTTAAGCGCCGCCATGGCGTGCGGCCTCCAGCATGGTGCTGACGATGCTCGCGTTGATGCCGGCGACCAGCAGTGTGTTCCGCAGCGCGGCCACGTCAGCGCCAGCCTGGAGGCACTCGGCGAGGCGGCGGAGTAGGTCGGCCTTGGCTGCCGCCGCCTGCTGGTTCGCCTCGACGCAGCGCTCAGCCGCCTTGTTGCGGCGCTCCAGTGCCAGCACCAGTTGCCGGTCGGCGTCGGCGACCTGGGTCCGCTCGATGTGGATCAGCTGCATCGCTCACTCCATCCCAGGAATTGCGCTCATCACCGGCTGCGTATCATAGAGCCAGCTTTGGTTCGCTGACGTTACCATCAGGCCCTGCTGCGCGAGGGTCAGCATGAGCGCATCCGCCGAGTCGCAGCTTGGCAGGCCCCTGCGACGCATGGACTCTTTGCTCTCGATGGTCAATTTGCCCGTAGATGAGAATGTGTACTTGGGGGCCACGAGATCACCTCGCAGGAGGTCGTCTCTAGGCAGGCGCACGGTGCGTGTCGCCAGCCATTCCCGCATGCGTCCCCATAGCTCGTCGCGCAGGCGCATGTAGTTGGTCTGGTTGGCGGGGCTCTCGGCGACGTTCACGCCCAGCACCGGCAGCGCCTGCTCCTGGAGCCGGTCGACCACGCCCGCGCCGATGCCGATCGAGTCGACCACGATGAGCATCGGGCGTGCGCTGTGCGCCAAGTCAAACTCGTGCTTGATGGCGCCGGCCAGGACCATGAGATCCACGTTGCGCCAGCGGCGGGGTGGCTCGGTGACGCAGGCACCCTGGCGCTTGATCAGCACGCTGGCATCGGCACCGAAGCGGGCCACGTCGAGGCCCCAGATGATCGGGGCGCCCGTGTCCAGCGCCATGTCGCGGTTCATCGCGCTGTCGACGAGCTCGCCGGGGATGAACACGTCGTCGCTGCCCGAGGGGAATTGCCCAAGCACGCGTACCCTGAAGGCGTTGCTCTCGGAACCGTAGCGCTCGGACATCTCGGTGATGTAGTCGGGCGACACGCGCGTGGACTCTGCTGACGACACGGTCATGCAGCGCCAACGGTCGCGCTCCAGCGTGTGGGTCCTCCAGAAGAACCCGCTATCTCGTGTCGGATTGCCGATCAGCAGCGTGATCGCTCCGGAACTACTCATTGAGCCGCTGGCAGCCTCGTAGACCTTCTCGTCAATTCCCGAGGCCTCGTCTGCAACTAACAGGATGTTCCGGGAGTGCAAGCCTGCCATGGCTTCTGGCGTCTCGGGGCGAGACGTGCGGGCGGTGACGAAACATTCCTTGTCCGATTTGAGGGTGATGTGGTCGGTGGTCACATCCCACAGCGCCTGCCACTGTTCCGGCATGCGGCCCATCCACTTGAGCAGCTCGGGCCAGAGCACGTCGAAGAGTTGTGGCGCCGAGGGCGCAGTAAGCGCGCACTTGAACGGCGCTCTGGTGCAGATGAACCACAGCACCACCCACGCAGCCAAGCAACTCTTTCCGACACCGTGGCCACTTTTGATGCTGTGCCGGGTGAAGCCCTTGGCGAAGCCACGCAGGGCCTCGATCTGCCACGCGTCGGGCTCCTGCAGGAGCACCTCGCGCACGAAGGCGATCGGAGCCCTATTGTAGCGCTGGAGGGCGAAGTCGAAGGCAGAAAAATCGGGCGGTGCGTCGTTGGGAGGAGACGCACCGCCCGCAGGTGGTGGTGAGTCTGTTGTATCCGCCACCGGTATATCAGGTTGCAGGTGCAGCGTCATGGGGCGAGATGGCCATAGTCGCGCTCACGCACGTAGCGGATCAGCGACCAGCCGACACCCACCTCGGCACCGATGCTGTGGTCTGACACGCCCTCGGCGTACTTCCCGTCGTCCCAGTCGAACGAGGATTCCAGCCGGGCGCGGATCGCCCGCTTCTGCGCGTAGCTGAGCTCGGCGTACCTCACCTCCGGGGTGAACGGCATGATGGTCAGCATAGACATTCGGGTGGCTCCCCTGCCTCGAAACATGGCACGATCGGCAGAACACCGCCAACTGGAACCGCGCCATGCCCAAGCCCACGGATGATCCGCAGATGGAACAGCGCGTCGCTGCGCTGGAGGAGCATGCCGGCGCCACCGATGCGGCGATCGCCGATCTGGACGCGCGTGTGCTGGCTCTGGAGAACGCTGTCACGACACCCACGCCAGAGCCGCCAGACGGCACGTGGGGCGGCGTGGCACCGCCGCTGGTGGATAACGTCCTGCCCGAACCGGAGCCGCCGGAACCGGAGGGCGAGGGGCTGGCGGTCGTCATCCGCGCTGCATCCGGCGAGACCGTCTACGAAGAGGCAGGGGCCGAGAACATGGGCGACTACGTCGACCCGGAAGGCGCCTTTGTGCAGCGCTGCTACCGCGCGGCGCGGCAGGACGACGCGCTGCCGGGGCTGACGGTGTGGTTCAGACCTGACGCGGATGGCTCGCGGCAAGAGGTCGTCGTCGAGCTCGGCGTGCCGTTGGTGCCCGGTCTGACGCCCGCCAACCTGGGTGAATACGAGGCCGAGATTTGGGATGGCGACGAACTGGTGGCCACGGTCCCGGTGCCCAGCCATCCCTGGTATGCGCGCTGGCGCTGGCAGTCAGCGCCCAGGCCGGTGCGTGTGACGCGCGAACAACTGCTCGCCTCGGGCAAGGTCCCGCACTACGACGGCACGGTGCTCGGCCAGTTCATCGCCGATCTGACGCCGCAGACGTACACCACCATGGGCTTTGCTGGCATGGTCACCGGCATGGGCTGGACCGGCGACCGGCCAGACATCGGCATCATGACCGGCTGGTCGGCACAATGGTTGTGCAAAGGGAACAACACCGAGACGGTCATCGCCCAGGGCGAGGCGTCGGGCACCATCTCGATGCATCTGCGTGATCCGGCTACCGGTGCGCCGCTCGACCTGATCAACGATTACCCCAGGCTCACCAGCTACCCGAACGGCGGCGATCCGATCGTGCCGATGACCAAGGGCATCGTCACCTACGACAGCGGGCACTCGCCTGCGTGCTCATACCTGCCGTGGCTGCTGACCGGGGACGTGTATTACCTGGAGGCGCTCCAGTTCCAGGCAAACATCGAGATCATCGGCGAGCCGGCGTCCGGTCGCTACACCTGGGCCGGGCGGTATGGCGCGTGGCCGCTCCGCAACAAGCTGTATGCGGCTGTGGCCTCGCCGATCGATCCGCCGCGCTGGCTGCTGGCAAGCTCGGTGTTCCACCAGCACATGGAGGGCGTACGCTCCGAGATGCTGAAGGACATGGCAGACCCTGACCCGATCCTGGCGGTATTCCGCGCCAGACAGTTTGGTGGATCGCAGGGCACCCCGGCACATCCCAGCGGGACCTACGCCGTGTTCTGGCAGTGTGCGTTTGAGAGCTTGGTGTATGGCATGTGCGTGCAGTTGGGCTTCGATGAGTGGAGCGAACCGTTGGTCTGGAAGATCGATTCGGAGGTCCAGCGCACCAACGGCGAGGCATGGCCACGCTCCGCGCCCTGCCCCTACAACACCGGCCTTGTATATACGTGCTCGCTCACTGCGGCGATCACCGATGCGGACACGTTTGTCCCGGTCGATCACTACAGTGGCGGGCCGTGGCCGGTGGAGCCGTTCCAGGTCAAGTGCCAGAACGAGGTGATGACGGTCGTGGACAAGAGCGATGCGGCGCTGTGGGAGGTCACGCGCAGCGCTCCGGTGGCACATGCTGCGGGTCAGGTGCTGGTCGGGCCGAAGTATCTGTCCTGGCTGGAGGCGGGGATGCGAGCCGTGGCAATGCACCCGGAGGACGTGCCGCATATGCCCGACGACCCAAGCGGCATGAACGAGCTTTACAATGAGACGTCAGGCTCGGTGGGCTACGCGCAGTATGTGCGTGCGGCGCTGGCTGTGGCGGTGCGCTGTGGTGTGGCGGAAGCGGCGTCGAGCTATGCCTGGATCGACGACCAGTTCACCCAGCACAACCGGAGCAGCTGGCACCCGGCGTGGGGGTGGTGCATTACCTAGGTTGCCGGCGGCACGGTTTGGTCTCGCCGTTCACCGTGCTCGACGTTCACCCCTTCTTGGGTGTATATGCGCTTGCACTCGATGCAGCGTCTGAACTGCCCCTCTGATCCATGAACTGTGGCGGGTGGGAACAGCCACCAGTTGATGCCGCAGTCTGGACACTGGATGGACGGCTCATCCGCGGTGGTTTGGATTTCATCGGTCATTGGCTTTGCAACCCACTTAGGTAATCGTGTAATCGCCGTATCTCATCATCAGTCGGGCGTCGTGATAGATAGAGAATGAGGCTGCGTTCGTAATCAGCATCGCGTCCCACGCCATTGATACGGAGTGGGGTGGTTTCTGGTTCGCTCACGGCGTGGTTCCCTGTGTGATCACCTGATGGCGCCTGCCAGCCAGAACACGTAGCCGCCAAACCAGAGCGCGCCCAGGTAGAGGGCCAGGAGCAGCAGCACCCTAGCTGCCGCCGCCATCATCGGTTGATCAGGTGCAGGCAGGCCCAGCAGGTGAGCCCGACGACCAGGAAGATGGCAACGAGGCCGATCATCGCACCACCATGACCACGCCCAAGGACAGCAGCGCCAGGATGACGATGCCGAGGATGGCGAACAGGACCAGCCAGGACGTCGGGATCGGGTCCAGCCGGTCACTCTCGATGCTTTCGAGAGTCTCGCTCTGCCGTGGTGGGGTTTGGTTATCATTCATCGCACCACCAGTACCTGGAACAGGAACAGCAGCGCCAGGATGATGGCGACGCCGACGACCACCACCAGGATGGCCGTCGAGACTGACGGCAGGTCAGTGCGGTCAGCCATCGTAGCCCACCTCCCTCGGGTCGATGTGGTAGATGCGGTAGAGCTCGCGGCACTCGTCGTGGCCGATCTCGCCATCGTCCAGCATGCGCTCGATGAGGTCCATCACCGCCGCCTTGGCTGAGTAGCCGCGGCCCTCGCGGGTGTTGCCGTCCTCGCAGCCGTCGTAGGTGTCGTGGTCGATCGCATACCAGCGCTCGCTGGCTGGTGCGTAGCCCGTGCCGTCCTCGTGTGCCTGGATGTCCATCGTCGTTCTCCTGGTCTCAATAGTGCCAGCGTGAGCCGACCCAGTTGGGGTCGTTGATCTGGTCGTCTTCGATCTCCTCGACGATAGATTTCGGCGGCGGGCGGTTGTCCCACGACGGGCCGATGTCATGCACGCCGACCACGACGCCAGGGGGCAGCTGGTCCACGATGATGACGGTGCCCAGGGTCTCGTTGGTGATGCGGTAGGCCATGTGAGTCTGTCCTTGTGTTGCTCGACACCCGATAGATAGGCGGAAGCCTTACCAGTGTCAAGCGATCGTCGTCAGATATTTCGTCGTCTCGCCCCACATTTCATCCTTGCTATTGTCAAGGCGATCCGCTAAATCTCCTGTCGTCGAGCGAAACACAGGAGACCCCGATGCTCAAGCCCCAGAGAGTTTTCCGCAACCATTACATCTGCGACGCCTGCGACCACGAGTTCGCAGACGAGATGCTGGTGGTGTCCAGCAGTTTCTGCCCCTGCTGTGATTCCGAGATCGAGCCCTACAGCAGCGAGGACCTGTTCGACATCGAGGCATACGACGACGAAGCGGAGGTCGCGTGATGAGCGACATGCGCGACCTGGAGGCGATCGCCGCCAAGCTGGAGCAGGCGATGGCGAGCCTGCGGCTGGTCAGCTATGGCGCCATCAGCGCGATCGGCTACGGCCAGATCCTCGACGCCCGGTGCCTGCTGGCCGAAGCGCTGGGCCGGCTGGACAGCATGAGGAAGCAGGCGGCATGAGCGAAGAGGCCCGGTCACGCGATCGGGCCATTGCTCAAAAGTCGGCTGGTGTTTTGAGCAGCTACTCCAGCGCCGGCTGCGTGTAGTCGATCGTGCCGGGCTTGGCCTCGCCTGCCTCGGTCTCGGCCTTCCCCTCCATCGCCGCCTGCAGCACCTCGCCCACGCGCCGCGCTGCGATGAGATGCAGCAGCGTGAGCGACGTGCCTTCGGTCTCGTCGACGATCGGCGTGATCGGTCGACCCCAGCCACGGTCCAGCAGCTGCTGGATGGCTGCCAGGGCGCGTCCGTCGTCGTCGGCACGCATGATAGCCACGAGGCGCTGGACGGCCTCCTTGGTGTGCTCACGGGCCAGCGAAGGTAGGTCGTCCGTGGCCTTTGGGCGTCCCTTGGGATTGCCCGATTGACCCGGCTTCCACAGGCTTGCGGCCTGTCGCCTTGAGGACGACGACCTAGCAGGTCCGACAATGAGGTCTGACGGCATCAGCACGCAATATTATTAGCCTCGCTCCAGCTTGGCTAGTCGCTCGTTCAGCTGGCGGACGATCTGGTGCAGGTCGGCGGTCTCCTGCTGCATGGCGACCAGTCGATAGGTCGCGGCGGCTTGGAGCAAGCTTGCGAAGTCGGACTCGGCGGGTGAATCGATGGCGCGACGCTCCAGCCATCTGGCGAGAGCGCTCCAGTCCTCTGCATCGACGGCACATCGGAGGGTGGTAGGTTTCCGGTCAGGCATGGTCGCGCTCTCCTGCCAGCCAAGCCGCTTGTTCACGGCGGACATTTTCCAGCAGTGTGGTCGAGCGCTTACCGGGGAATTGTGCGGTCATCCACTGCGCCAGAAGCAGTTCGCTGCCGCATTCGTGGATGGTGATGGGTCGGTGTTCGACCAGCGCGAGCAGCAGGGCCGTTCTGAGTTGCTGCACGGCATCCAGTGGGCCGAAGATTTGCTCAAGCTGGAACTTTGGGTTGCCGCTGCGACCGTAGGCCACGATGAAATACCAGCGTTTTTGGTCGCTGCCTTCTGGGATGCTCCAGATCACCGGGCCGAGCAGGACGGCCATGGGGTCTCTGCGGTTCCGCATCAGCTGTTTGGCCAGGTTGCACGCCAGGGTTGCGGTGTCGCCGGCAAGATGGAAGGTCTCGGCGGTCGTGGTAGTTCTGTGTTTAGGCATGGCTCGCTCCTTGGTCAGCGGGTTCTGCTCAGGGCTGCACGGTGTGTCGGAAGCACCGTGTGGCCCGTTTGTTGTAGACGGCAAAAACGACGGAAAACAGCCAAAAATTCATAACGTGACGAAGATGAAAACTGTATATACCCACGCCACTTTAAGTCACGCGCGTCACGCGTTGTCGTCACTCACTTTTCTGGTTCGTCACGCGTCACCGTGACGATTCGTCACTCGTCACGCCCCCTATAGGGGAGCGTGACGCGCGTGACGAAGGTGACCGAAACCCCTTTTTTGCCGAATGCCGCGTCACGAGTAGCTCTGCCGAAGGTCTTTGACGAGCGACCCGTCGCAGCTGATCCACTGGGCGGCCACGAGGTCAGCCAGGGCGGTGCGGAACCGCTGCAGTCGCTTCGATGCCTCAATCCCGGTCTCCCCGGCATAGCTTTCCGGCACCAGGCCAACCCGGATGCATTCCTCCTGCCATGCTGCCCTGGTGGTTTCGCCTGGTCTCATAGGACGAGACACCAGGGCATCGAGCAGCGACTTGTGGAACCGCTGGGCGTAGGGCTTCGGTGCTGCCTTGGCCTTTGCCTTGGCAACGGCGTCGGCCTTCGGGTCGAGCAGTTCGTGCGACCAGCCCATACCTTTGGGCAGCAGCACCAGCTTGACCTGGGCGAAGTCCTCCCAGCGATCGGGATGGCGGTTGCGTGCCTTGCCGGCGGGCGGGTCGAAGCCCAGGGTGAACCCGGTCTCGCCGTGTCCCAGCGCGGCCTTTGCCTCGTCGTCCAGCGGCTGCTGCACCGCCACCACGTCGAACATCCAGCCCTTGGTGCTGGTGCCGTATTGCCGGTTCGCGTTCCAGCCGGTGTGATCGAGCCACATCTGAG